CGGGAGGCGAAGTTGCTCGCCCGCGTCGAGGTGCTGGAGAAGATGATTGCGACTGTCCAGAACGCCTCAGCCGACAGCAAGTATCTGTATCGAGATGAGGCGATCAACCGGCTTTCTATTATTCGCGCCGCTCTGGAGGCCAAGCCATGAGTGACGACCTAATAGATCGACTGCGCTCTCCTGAAGAGATCGTACTCCCGACAGGCACGAGGATAATTCTTGACAATGGCAAGAAGATGGGGAGGTACTGGCTGGAATTGCTGGAACCATTCTCCGTGTGGGTAAGCAGCAGCCTCAAGATGGACGCTGCTGCTGAGATCGTGCAGTTGCGCGTCGAGAACGATCACCTCAAGCAGGCGCGGAGCGACGCTCTGGCAGGAGGCGACGCCCTTCGCGAAGAGATCAAACGCCTACGCGCCGGTCTCCAGCGCATCGTGGATGCCGATGGCTTCTGGGATTCACCCTCGCTGGCCCGCGATCTCCTCGAAGGAAAGGATGTGGCATGAAGTGGAGACCCATGTCGAAGGCACCCAAGGATGGTTCAGTCATCTTGGCCAAGCTGGTCTACGAGGGGGACGGCGAGAGCGCCGGCATCCACACCATCAAGTGGAGCTTGGGTAAGTCATGCTGGACTTCGTCCCTCGTCTCCGTCCCTCTGACCCTGGAGAACAAGACGTTCTCCTGCAAGCCCACCAACTTTCGCTACCTCAATGACAAGTGAAAGGAGATCCTCGATGTGGGATGAGCGCTTCCTAACCCTGGCCCACCACATAGCAACGTGGAGCAAGGATCCCAGCACCAAGGTGGGCGCAGTCCTCGTGGGTACCGACAAGCGGCAGGTCGCCCTGGGCTACAACGGGTTCCCACCCGGCATCACAGATAGCAACTCTCGCCTTGCCGACCGCGACGCCAAGCTGCGCTACACCATACACGCCGAGCGCAACGTGCTTGACAACGCACACTTCCCCACGCAAGGTGCCACCCTCTACGTCACCCACCCACCCTGCTGCAACTGCGCTCTCTCCATCATCTCGAAAGGAGTTACCCGTGTGGTTTCATCTCCAGTATCTTCTGACTTCCGTCTCCGCTGGGGTACGGAGATGTTCCACTCTGCTTGGGTCCTTCGTGAAGCAGGCGTGGGATTTAATTTCTGACGAACTCATCCCGTGGGCGGCGGCCATCCTCATCGTCGTCTCCCTCGCCGCTTCCCTCGTCTTCCCCATCCTCGCAGGTGTGTGGCTATGGCAACAGATTACAAACTGAAGACCACCATCAACAAGTTCCCGCCCGGAACCCCCGTCAAGATTGTCCTTGACCCGCGCCACACGGTTGAGCTAGGTACCTCCTACGACATCGTCCTCCCAGATGGGACACTGTCGTGGGCTTACCTTGATGAAATAGAATGGAGTGAAGAATGCCTTCCTTCGCAGAACACCCCAACCAGCGCAGGATGAAACTCCTGCTGCTTGGTGATCCGGGTGCAGGCAAGACGGGTCTCATGGCCACTCTCGCCAATGCCGACTACAAGATCCGCATCGTGGATCTCGACAACAACCTGGCCATCCTCAATGCCTACCTCAAGCAGGGCAAGGCCTCCAACATCTCCTACTTCTCCATCCCCGCCAAGGACCCGGAGTCGTGGAAGAAGTCCGTGAGCATCACCACGAAGTGGACTCTCCCCGAGGAAGACCTCGGTGACCTCACCACGTGGGATAGCAACACGGTGCTGGTCATCGACAGTGCCTCCTTCTGGAACGATACCTGCATGGCGCAGGTTCTCCGGGAGAACGGCATCTCCGACGACAAGGCCGGCTTCGATCAGTCCCTCTGGGGCGTCATGAACAAGCGCTTCGAGAACCAGGTTGCGCGCCTCACCTCCGACCGCTACAAGTTCCACTTGATTCTCATCGCGCACATCCGTATGATCGAGAACAAGAAGACGGGCGGAATCATGCGCGCCTTCCCCAGCTTCCTCGGGCAGCAACTCCCCAACGTGGTTGCCCGCTACATGAACAACGTGTGGCTCGCTACACGCAAGGACGGAAAGCCAGTCTTGCATACGCAGACCACCCGTGATATGAGCTACCTGAAATGCAGCGCACCCCACAGGGTGGATGCAGAAGCGCCATTCGATCTGGGCGCTATCCTCAAGCGGATCGAAATGTGAAAGGAAAGAAAAGATGTCGGACATCCATACCCGCGTTTACGACCTCAAGGACTTCGAGAGTCGCAAGTTCCTCCCGCCCGGCAAGTACCGTGGCGTCATCTGCGGTCACCTCGTCGGCACCACCCAGAAGGGCACCGACACCATCCGCCTGCTCGTCCGCCCGGAGGAGCCGCTCTCGGGTCAGGACATCTCCGGTGTGGAGATGAACGTCGAACTGAAGTCGGAGACCTTCTTCGACACGGACAATGCGCGTGGCCGTTTCTTCGACGCCATCCGCAAGATCGACCCCGCCGCCCTGCGTCCGGGCAATCTGCCCAGCATCGCGGAGAACGTCATGCTGGCGCAGGTCAACTTCGACTTCGTCCAGAAGAAGTCGAGGACCTCGGACGCCACCTACTGGGAGTGCGTCAACATCACGGCAGCCTGACGGCTTGAGCCACCTGCATAGTGGTGGGCGTGGTGGGGCGGCATCCCCACCCCCTCTCAGGAATCCTCCCGTGATCTTTCTCCTGGACTACCCATCCGTCCACGACATACGTGCCGGGTCCCACATCACGGGGTTCCCAGCTACCATGCTGAAGCTCGCGTTGCGCTACGCCGAAATGCCAACGCCACCCATGACCTTCCTCTTCAGCAAGCAGCCCAGCTTCTCCAACCCATCCACCTACTTCCATCCGCGCAAGCAAGTTCCCTATGGGGAACACCACAATCCCCTGCATCCTCTCCTTGGCTACCTCAAGTCGGAGTTCGTTGCGGACTACGAGCGAGCCCGCGAGGAATGCAAGAAGCACAAGTTCATCGTCGCCATGGGCGACCTCGCTCTCTGGTGCCTTACCGGAGATCGCATGCTGGATCACCGGGGTACCCTGCTCTACTGGGAGAACATCCGGGTAATCCCCACGCACAATCCTCGCGCCCTCATGAAGGACCAAAGCCTCCTTCCCGTCCTCGCCATGGACCTGCGCAAGGCCCACAGGGAATCCCTCAAGCCACGCAGCGTCTTCCCCCGCCGCACCATCCACATCGTCGAGTCCCCCGCCGACATGGAGCGGTGCATCGATGCATGCGTGGCTAGCGGGTCCTTCGCCTTCGACATAGAGACTTACGCAAACCAGATCACCATGATCTGCTTTGCGCCCTCACCTCGCGACACCTACGTCGTCCCCTTCTGGAACGGTTCCCAAACCTTCTCCTTCAAGGAGGAGGTTCTGATCTGGGGCATGATCCAGATCCTCATGCTCCTCCCCCTTCGACGCATCGCACAGAATGCGGTGTTCGACCTCACCTTCCTCGATGCCTACGGGTTGACCCTGCGCTACCCCGTGGATGACACCATGCTGAAGTCCCACTCCAATGAGATCGAATGGCCCAAGGGTCTTGGATTCCTGGGCAGCATCTACTGCAACGAGAAATCATGGAAGCTGATGCGTGTTGGCAAGGTGAAGGACAGAAAGAAGAAGGATGAGTAAGCCAGCCAGGGTAGACCAGCTACTACATAGGGATTGGGATTCGTTCTGCTACGACCTGGTTCCCGAGGAAGAAGAGACCAGCTTCTCTCCCGAGGAACGTCTCTTCCTCGCAGTCATCATCCAAGCAGTGGATGATGCCACCTCCTTGGCGCCCTCACTGCACAGGGACCAGGCACGCGGGGTGATCTTCTCCGCCAGTGCCACGCCCCTCAAGGACATGTGCGACTTCCTCGACATCGACTACCCAAACTTCCGCAGCCTCGTGAAGCGCATGATTGACGAGGGCCGCACCATCAAGCGAGACTCCAATGTCTGACTACACCCCGCAACCCCTCCTGTTCTTCACCCGCACGGAAGCCGGCATCGTCGCCAACATCTTGGTGGATAGCACCTTGACCCGCATGGCAATCACCCCAAGCCATGCCCTCGCCATGCTGGCGTCCCTTGCGGACCTCATAGCCAGAGACCTGGAATGAAGACCTACACCACCGACTCCCTGCCGCCAGACATGGACCCCGCCCTCCAGCAGGTTGTCTACAACGGTCTTGACGGGATGCTCACGCAGGAGATCTTCGAGGCTATCCCGCACTCCCCTACCTACGAGTTCGAGCGCAGCCTCCTGCCCCTCGTGGTTACCATGATGCGGCGCGGCATGCTGGTCGATACGTCCCGCCGGGATGTCATGGTCGCCAAGCTGCAAGAGCAACTCGGTCGTACGTCCCAGGTCTTCGACCACATCTGCACGGAGGTGTGGGGCCAGACCTTCAATCCGCGCAGTCCCTCCCAACTCAAGACCCTCTTGTACAAGCGCCTCTATCTTCCCGAGGTCATCGTCTCCAAGAAGGGCGAGAAGAAAATCTCCACCGACCGGGACACCCTTGAGCGCCTGCAGCGTGAGTTCCCGCGCGCCTACCCCATCGCCTCCCTTCTTCTGGCCATGCGAGACTTGGAGAAGACCGTTGACACACTCACCAAGACTCTATCCCCTGCTTCACGATGGCATGCTAACTTCAATATTGGCGGCACGGATACCGGTCGCTGGAGCAGTAGTAGCCATCCATTTGGTTGGGGATCTAATCTTCAGAACGTGGACGACTACATCCGCAGGGTATTCATCCCGGATCCTGGCCACGTCTTCGTCAATTGCGATCAGCAGGGTGCTGAGGCCCGGGTCGTGGGATACCTGGCCGGCGATGAGAACTACATCCGAGCAGTCGAATCCGGCGATGTCCATACAATGGTCGCTGGCATGGTCTTCGGCTTTGAACCTAAGCGCGAGCTTGCGGATCGTAAGTACTATCGCGAGATGTCCTTTCGAGATATCGCAAAGCGAGCGGCTCATGGCAGCAACTATGGGGGAACTGCTCACACGATTGCTAGAGTCCTCAAGGTAGAGATCAAGATCATCGAGGAGTTCCAAGCCAAGTACTTCAAGGCGTTCCCCTTCCTGCGCAAGTGGCAGGTGTGGGTTGCCCAGCAGCTACAGACGGAGCGCCAACTGGTGACGCCATTCGGGAGGCAGCGTGTCTTCTGGGGTAACCCCCGTGACGACGCCACGGTGCGCGCGGCCATCGCCTACGTACCCCAAAGTACGGTAGGGGACATGACGGCCAGGGGTCTCCTGTCCATCATGCACTCCCTGCCCGATGCCCAGATCCTCAACAACATCCATGACGCTGCCCTCGTCCAAGTCCCCATCCACATGAAGGACGAGATGGTCCCCGCGATCCTTAAGTGCTTGACATACCCCCTTGAAGTGCGCGATATTTGGGGCAACACCAGGACCATGGTGATCCCATGGGAATCCCAGACCGGTATGAACTGGGGGAAGCGCAAGAAGGACAACCCGGATGGACTCGCATGATTACCTCGGCAGCAAGTTCCATAGCCAGATGCTAGCCAACCGCATCCGCGCCTACTGGCGCAAGCGCGGCATCGAAGTCAACGTGTGGGTAGAGAAGGAAGCCAACGTCCATGTCCTCCGCAGCAATCTCCGGTTCTCGTTTCCGCCTGCCCAACAGGCGTGAGTCCACCGTCGAAGACCTCTACTTCAACGGCGAGCGCTACCACCTCTCCTACTCCACCCTTCACGGGAAGGTGTGGGAAGTCTTCATCTCAGGGCCCCGCGCGGGCACCGACCTTTACGCCATCTGCTGCACCGCCGCCACCCTTGTGTCCCTCGCCCTCCAGCACGGCGTACCCCTGGACACCATGCGCGAGGCCGCCCTGCGCGACAAGGAGGGTAACCCCGTAGAGATCGTGGGAGCCGTGCTTGATGTCCTCGCCTCGTCTGGGGCATAGGCCCCACTACCTCAGCAAGGACAGGCCCACCCGCATCCAACGCAAGGGCCTTCTCTACGAGAAGAAGGTGGTGCGCCACCTTGTGGAGCAGGGCAACCTCGACACCTTCATCATCCATGGCCAATGGATCTACTGGGACAAGTCGGTGTGCCAGCCCGACATCATCGTCGTGCCCCCCAAGGGTCCCGTAGTGGT